CCTCTTTTCAAACTCTAACTCACAACTTGCTGACCTGAAACTTACACCATGGCAACTCGAAAAACCCGATCCGACAGCGCGACCGCAGCGATCAACGCGGCGAAAAATGCGGCCTCGCCGGACCTCCGGCCGCCGGCCCACGTGCAACTTTCGACGGACGCCGAGCCGTATTTCGCGGACATTGTGCGCGCACGCGCACGCGAGGAGTGGAACGAACACCAGCTGACGATCGCCGCGCAGCTGGCCGAGTGCATGGTGGAGCAAGAGGAAGTGCGCGCCGAGCTGGCGCTGGACGGCCGGGTGCTGACCAACGAGCGCGGCACCAAGGTGGCCAATCCACTGGTGGGAATCAACGAAGCGCTCGCGCGCCGGCAGATGGCCCTCGGTCGTTCGCTGCAGATGATCGGCCGCGCCACCGGCGACCCGCGCGCGCCGACGGCGCAGCGCAAGAACGAAGCCAAAGCGCGCGCGCTGCGCACCGAGGTGGAGCAAGAGGACGATCTGCTCGCATGATCGCGCCGGCCGTGGTACAGTTGGGGTGTCGGATAGGGGGCACCCGAGAAGCTGGTCTAGGCTACCAGCTTCCGACAACTACCATAGCCCCTCTTGCCCAGGACTCAAGCATGAACTATCAGAAAATCTACACGGCTTTCATCGCCGATCGTCGCACCACCGAACACCTCGCCGAAATCCTCGGATATTCCGAAAAGCACCACATCGTGCCGCGCAGCCTGGGGGGCGACGACACCCCCGGCAATCTGATTCGCCTAACGCCTGAAGACCATTTCTTTGCACACCTGCTGCTCGCCAAGATCTACGGAGGCAAGCTGTGGCTGGCGGTTGTGCTGATGACGGCTTCGCATAGCCGGTGTTACGGCGAGTCGCGGCGCTTGCATGGGTTCGCCGCGCGCGAGGCCCAGCGCAATAAAGCCCCGGACGAAGAAACTAAGGCCCGCATGCTGGCCACACAGCAGCGCAAAGCGCCGCGATTCCGATTCGCGTGCATCGCCACCGGCGAAATATTCGAGGGCACGACACTGGAAATCCAGCACCACGCGGGCATCTCGCAGGCGGCCGCCTCGAAGATCGGAACCAAGCGCGCCAAGACCGCGAGCGGCTGGTGCCTGGAGGAGAATTTGGGCTCGCCTCTCGGCAAGATTGATCCGACCCCGCGCCGGTTTGTACACAAGGATGGCCGGGTGTTCGCTGGCTTGATGTTTGATTTTCGCCACGCTTTTAATTTAGACGCGGGCCTAGTTTCCCGTATGGTGCGGCAGGGCGGGACGTGCCAAGGGTGGAAATATGCCGCCTAAAAAGAATTTGACCCGAGGCGAGAAGATATGTTCCTTTATGGAAAAGTATCTGATTGTCCCCGAGGGGGATCTGATCGGGCAGCCTTTCCGGCTGATGCCGTTTCAGCGTAATTGGATCTTAGAAGTTTTCGATAACCCGCACGGGACGCACACGGCGATCCTTTGTATCGGCCGAAAGAACGGGAAAACTAGCCTGATAGCCGGTCTTCTGCTGGCGTTTATCGCCGGCCCGGAGACGGTGCGCAATAGCCAGATCGTCAGCGGCGCGATGTCATTAGAGCAAGCTTCGCTCGTGCACGCGCTCGCCGTAAAAATGATAAACATGTCGCCGAAGCTGGCCGAGCGGATCAAGATTTTCCCCTCCGGGAAAAAGCTGCTGGGTTTGTCGGAGAATGTCGAGTACAAAGCGCTGTCGGCGGAGGCTAAAACGAAGCACGGTTTGAGCCCCCGGATTCTCGTGCTCGACGAGCTCGGCCAGGTGCGCGGACCGTCCGACCCGTTCGTCTCCACCCTCCAAACAGCGCAGGGCGCCTACGAGGACGCCATGCAGTTGATCATCAGCACCCAGGCGCCAACCGACGTCGACATGCTTTCGCAGATGATCGACGCCCAGCGCGAGAACCCGGACCCTCATATCGTCTGCCACGTCTACGAGGCGCCGCCGGAGGCGGCCTTGGACGATGAGGATGGGTGGCGCGCGGCCAATCCAGCCCTCGGGGTGTTCCGATCGCTCACCGACATGCGTAAGCTGTGCGCCAAGGCCAAGGCCACTCCGAGCTTCGAGCCCGAGTTCCGCAACCTGAACCTGAACACCCGGACCGAGGCCAACGCCCCATTCGTCAGCCGATCGATATGGGAAGCCAACGGCGCCGAGCCCACCCACCGCAAGCGTCCGCGTGTTTTCGGGGGTCTGGACCTGGCCAGCGTGCACGATTTGACCGCGTTGGTGCTGGTCGACGCCGACGACGGGAGCGTTTATCCATGGTTTTGGCTACCAGAACATGGGCTAAAAGAGAAGTCCGAGAAGGATAAAGTGCCCTATGACCTGTGGGAAAAGCAAGGATTTTTGCTGACAACCCCCGGAAAAGCGGTACAATACCGCCACGTTGCCCTCGTTTTGCGCAAGATTTTCATTGATTTTGACGTACAATTGATCGCATTCGACCGGTATCACATGCAACAATTGAAGCCGTGGCTCGATCAAGCCGACATGCCGATGGCGCAGCAGGATGCGTTTGTCGAAATGGGACAGGGAACTGCTTCGATGACGCCGGCCCTGCGCGAATTGGAAGTGCGACTGCTCGAAGGGCAGCTGCGCCACGGTAACCACCCCGTGCTTTCAAATTGTGCAAGAAATGCCCAAGTCGTCGGTGACAGCGGCGCCCGGAAATTCGACAAGCGCACCGCGCGCGGCCGCATCGACGGTATGGTGGCCCTGGCCATGGCGATCGGCGTCATGCCGCAGGAAGTGGAAAATGGAAAACGGACCTGGGATGACTATCTTGCGGACATGGCGGTGACATGAGCGACAAAGGCAAGCCGAAGGGCTTCTCGCTCAAGGCGATTTACTTCTCGATCCGCGACGCGCTTGCGTATCGGCAGATCGACCGCGACCCCGGCAACCGCGATGTGACGAACGGCAGCTACAATGCCGGCGACAATACCCCCCGCATCGACCGCGCGCTGCAGCTCTCCACCGTATGGGCCTGCGTCAAGCTCAAATCCAACGCCATCTCCACCCTGCCCCTGTTCATCTACGAGCGCACCGAGGTCAACGGGCGCGAGTCCCGCCGCGTGGCGCGCGAGCACCCCCTGTATCGCCTCCTGCACGACTCGCCCAACGCGGACATGACGGCGCGCGACTTCTGGAATTCGATCCAGGTGCGCCTCGACACCTGGGGCAATGCCTACGTCCTGAAGACCTTCAGCGGTGCGCGCATCGTGTCGCTCGACCCGCTCAACCCGGCTTTGATGACGGTTCGGCGCCCGGCCGGCGGCGACGTGCAGTTCATCTACGCCGACCCGAGCGGCCGAAAAGAATACACCGAGCGTGATATCTGGCACATCAAGGGCTTCACCGAGGACGGTTTGACCGGCCTGTCGCCGATCGGCGTCGGCGCCCGCTCCATGGCCCGCGCGCAGAGCGCGGAGTCGGCGTCGTCTACCCTGTTCAACGGCAACATGCGGCCCTCCGGGGTGGTGGCGGTCAAGGATATCTTGACTCCGGATCAGCGCAAGGGCATGCAATCGGCCATCATCGATGGCGTTTTCGGTGACGCGCGGATGGGCCGCCAGTATTTGCTCGAAGGCGGCGCCACGTACCAGCAACTCACCATCAACCCGGTGGACGCCCAGCTGATCGAACAGGTCAATGCCAGCGTCGAAGACCTGTGCCGCTGGTACGGCGTGCCACCGGCGATGATCGGCCACGGCACGGCCGTGTCGAACTGGGGCACCGGCCGCGAGCAGCAGAATCTCGGCTTCCTCCAGTACGTGATCGACCCCGACCTGGTGGGTATCGAGCAGAGCATCGCCAAGAACCTGCTCACGCCAGTCGAGCGGAAAAAATACTTTGCCGAATTCAGCCGTGAGGGTTTCTTCCGGATGGACAGCAGCGGCCGGTCGGCCTACTACGACAAGATGATCAAGGCCGCCGTGTACACCCCGAACTTCTGCCGGTCGCTGGAGAACCTGGAACCGCTGCCCGGCGGCGACAACCTGTTCATGCAAAGCAACATGATCCCGCTCGATATGGTCGGAAAAATCACAAGCACCGCGCAAAGTAATGATACAATCGCGCAAGAACCCAAGGACACCACCAATGAAACGTAAAGATGCCGGCATTCTGCTGCACAAGAATTTCGCCTTCAAGGCGGATTCTGTCGCCGACGACGGCACCTTTACCGGCTACGGCTCGGTGTTCGGCAACGTCGACAGCTACAAGGAGATCGTCGCCCCCGGCGCGTTCGCCAAGAGCCTGGGCCTGATTGCCAAGTCCGGCGACCCGCTGCCGGTGCTGTGGCAGCACAACCCCAACAACCCCATCGGCGGCTACACCGCGCTCTCCGAAGACGCCCACGGTCTGAAGGTCGCCGGGTTCTTGCTTAAGGACGACGTGGCACTGGCCAAGGAAGCCTACGCGCTCATGAAGGCGCGGGTGGTGAAGGGCCTGTCGATCGGCTATTACGTGCGCGGCGACAGCTACGACGAGAAGACCGGGATCCGCACGCTCAACGAGTTGGACCTGCGCGAGATCAGCGTCGTCACCTTCCCGGCCAACGAGGCGGCCCAGGTGGAGAACGTGAAGGCCGCGATCTCGGAGATCCTGCAGCGCGGCCAGCTGCCAGGCATCAAACAATTCGAAGAACTCCTGCGCGAGGTAGGATTCTCCAAATCACAGGCCGCAGCCGTCGCAAACGGCGGCCTGTCGAAGCTTTCCCGGAGTGAGTCCGGTGGCGAAAAAGGCGACGAACTTCTTGCTGCGCTGCGCAGCTTTAATCTCACTCCGAACTAAAAGGAAACATCATGCTGAAAAATAAATACCACATGCGCGCCATCGTGCTGCTGGGCCTGGCGGCCGTTGCCGGCATCGCCCAAGCCTTCGGCGTCGTCGATCTGACCACCAGTGGCGCCGGCTTGGGCCTGGCCGTCATGGCGATGGGCGGCGAAATGGACGCCAAGGGCATCGTCGAAGAATTGGGCCGGATCAAAAAGGACGTCTACGACACCACCGACAAGGTACGCGAAAAAGCTGATGAAGCGCTGTCCCTGGCCAAGGCCGGCAAGGACATGAGCGAGAAAGAAAAAGCGCGCACCGACGAACTGATGACCAAGCAGGGCGAAGCCTTGGCCCGCCTGGACGAGTTCGAGCAGAAGCTGGCCCGCCGTGCCACCTCGGAACTGATCCTGCCGAACACCCCCGGCTACAAGTTCATCGAGAGCGAAGCGTTCAAATCGTTCCAGGAAAAAGGCCAACGCCTGCGCGCCGGCGAATCGCTGCGCGTCGACGTCAAGCAGATCTCCAGCCTGACCGCCAGCGGCGGCACCCTGGTCGCTCCGGACCGCCTGGCCGGCGTGCTGCCGCTGCCGCAGCGCCCCGCCACGGTGCGCGATCTACTGGCCCCTGGCCGCACCTCGTCGAACCTGGTGCAATACTTCCGCGAACTGGTGTTCACCAACAGCGCCGCGCCGGTGGCTGAAGGCACGCTCAAGCCTGAGTCGGACCTGACCTTCGAAGCCCGCGACGCCAAGGTGATCAAGCTGGCCCACTGGATCAAGGCCACCACCGAGATCCTGGACGACGCCCCGGCGATGCAGTCGATGATCGACGAGCGCCTGCGCTACGGCCTGTCGTATGTGGAAGACGTGCAGCTGCTGATGGGTTCGGGCACCGGCCAGAACTTGGCCGGAATCTACACCACCGCCACCGCCTACGTCGCGCCGATCACCATTGCCGGCGCCACCGACATCGATATCCTGCGCCTCGCGTTCCTGCAAGGTGAGCTAGCCCTGCTGCCGGCCGATGCCGCCGTGCTGCACCCTTCGAACTGGGCGCGTATCGAGCTGCAGAAGGACACCCAGGGGCGTTACCTGATCGGCAATCCGCAGGGCAACCTGGCGCCAACCCTGTGGGGCCGCCGCATCGTTACCACCCTGGCGATGACGCAAGGGCAATTCCTGGCCGGTAACTTCCGCCAGTCGGCGCAGATCTTCGACCGCGAAGATGCGAACGTCGTGGTGTCGACGGAAAACGGCACAGATTTTGTTGAAAATAAAGTCACCATCATGGCCGAGGAACGGCTGGCCCTGGTTGACTGGCGCCCACAAGCGCGCGTCAAAGGTGCGCTGACCGCGTAAAGCAACGGCCGGGGAGCGATCCCCGGCTTTTTCTAAAGCCAGGAGCAGAACATGAAAACCACAGCAACCGCACTCGACAGTTTCGCCCACGGCGCCCGCACTTACGTGGCCGGCGATCCGGTCGATGCAAGCCCCGGTGAGATGGCCGACCTGGAAAAGGCCGGCTTGGTATCCACCAGCAAAGCCGCGCCAGCCGACAGCCAGGACGACCTGCTGGGCGGCGAGAAGATGGACGAAGCACCAAAGAACAAAATGGCCCCAGCGCCAGCCGACAAAGGTAAAAAATAATGACCATCCGCCTGCTCTCGACGTACGACGGCTTCACGCCTCAGTCCATCATCACGCTGGACTCGGCGCTGGAGGCCTCGCTGATTGCGGGCGGCAACGCCACCGCGACACTGACCGGCGGCACCGTGGCGTATCGCGAGCGGCAACCGGTGATGATCCAGCCGGCGGTACCGAAGCGCGGCACGGTCAGCTTGATCGCCAACCGCAAGGCCATCGTGCCTCTGACGGAAGGCTCGGCCCTGACGATCACGCCAACGGCCGGCACCACGGGCGCCTACCAGCGCTACGACGCCAGCGGCGCAGCCGTGGGCGCGCTGACGACGATCGGCGCGACGCAGCTGACGATCGGCGCATTCGAAGGTGACTTCACCGTCGAGATCAAGTGCACGACCGGCTCGCTCGTGGCGAAGACTTCGGACGCTGTAGTAGGCGCCCCTGTCGTCGGTTCTACCGGCGGCCTTACCGCATCGGATGGCTCGGCGGTGCAATCGCTGGTTCCGCAACTGCCAGCGATGTACACCGGGCTGATGAAAGTCCTGGCCAAGACAGGGCGCGCGGATCTTGCCTATACCGATGATTCCACCGGGGTGGGGACGATCACCGGGGGCGGCCCAAAATACCTTAACGGCGCGCGCGCCGTAAACCCCGCCGCGCAACTGGTAAAGCAACTGAATGCCGCAGGTATCCCCGCTGCAAATGACAGCTTCTTTGGTGAAATGCTCCTCCAAGCATTTAATAGTACGAACTATACAGATTATGAAACCCGATTCACGCTGTCGGGCGGGGCGACCTTCATCGCCAGCGGCGGTTTCCAGTCGCTCGGCGGTATCCCATGGCAGCTAAACAGCGCAGGCAAGGCGCTGAACTTCACGCCGGATAACGCGGTGGACACGGTGGATATCTACGTGCTGAACCGCAACGTCGGTACGATCGACGTCACCTTCGCCGGCGGCGCAAGTGCGGGCGCGATCACCACCAACGGTACGCAGACCGTATCCAAAGTCACCCGCACCTTCACGCGGGGCAGCGGCGTCGCTTCTATCTCGTGGGTGTCGGGCAACGTGATTGTGCTGGGCGCGGTCTTCACCGACTCCACGACCCCGCGCGTCAATATCCTGAACCTGAGCAGCTACGGCGATCGGTGGAATTCTCCGAATGGAAACGTCTATAACACCACAGTGCCTGAGTCGCGTGGCGGGGCTGTTCTGGCGTTGATGGGTCTGACGGCGGTTATCGCGTCGATGACGATTAATTCGCAGACCATCGACGGCATCAATGGCATTCCTGTTTTCGAAACCGCGCTGCGCGGGTACTGCGATTACGTCGCCGCAGCTAACGCGCAATTGTTGTTGTTGGCGCCGCATCGGATTTCCACTGCAAGCGCGCCGGAGGCCACGCAAGCGGCTTACGTGGCGGCGCAGTACCGGGTGGCGCAGGATTACAAAGCCCCAGTGATTGATTTTTCCAAGCGGATCAATTCTTTCGCCGCATTTCCCGCCATGTTCGTCGATGACAAGCACTTGACCGCAACGGGGTCTGCCGCGAAGGCGCGCACTATCCTGCCTTATATTTTGCAATGATAAAAGTCATCTCGCCACCGACCGACGAACCGATCACCCTCGCGGAGGCTAAGGCCAACCTGCGGGTGATCGGCACCGACGAGGATAGCGACATCGAACGCATGATCCGCACCGCGCGCCAGATGGCCGAGGAACGGCTCAACCGCGCGCTGATGCCCCAGGTGTTGGCCTTCGGGGCTGACGGCTTCTGCGGCGCGCTGAAGGTGCCGCGTCCGCCGCTGGCCGAGATCGACAGCATCAAGTACATCGACGCCGACGGCGCCGAGCAGACCCTGCCGGCCGGCTATCTGGTCGACGAGTTCGCGGACCCACCGATGATCACCTCGGCCTACGGTACGCCCTGGCCCACAGCCAGGACGCAAGCCGGCGCCGTGGTCGTCCAGTACCAGGCCGGCTATGCCAACGCGGCCAGCGTGCCCGAGCCGATCCGCCAGTGGATGCTGCTGGCCATCAACGCGTTCTACGAGCACCGCAGCATGGTCAACGAGGGCCAGACCTACGCGCTGCCCGAGGACTTCTACAAGTGGCTGATCCAGCGCTACGTGGTGTACCAATGATCACCGGCGGCCAGTTCGATCGGCGCATCACCATCCAGCGCCCGACCATGGTCGACGACGGCGAGTACGGGCCGCAGCCCGGCGAATGGGAAACCGTCTTCGCGCGCGTGCCGGCCCAGGTGTGGGACGTCCTGCCCGGCAACGCCGAGCGCAACGGCCAGGCCATCGACATGTCGGAGAAGCCGGCGCGCGTGCGCATCCGCTACCTGCGCGGTATCAGCTCCGACATGCGGGTGATCGTCCACAACGAGGTCGACACCATCCACCAGATCAGCGCGGGGCCGGCGGAGATCGGGCGCCGCGAGTGGCTGGAATTCACCATCAAGGAGTTCAGCTCGTGAGCCAGGAGAACATCACCGGCGGCGCCGCGCTCGACGCCTTGCTTCAGACGCTGCCCGCCAAGCTGGAGACGAACATCATGCGCTCCGCGCTGCGCGCCGGCGCAAAGGTGTACCTCGATCAGGTCAAGCAGAACATTCCTGTGGAGCATGGCCTGCTGCGCCAGTCGGCGCGCATCACCACGCGCAAGACGCGAGACGGCCAGGTGTCGGCCAGCGTCAAGGTCGGCAACGCGCTGGCCTTCTACGCCCACATGGTCGAGTACGGCACCCGTGCCCACAGCATCACCGCGCGCGCCATGACCGTCAACGGCAACACCGTGCGCAGCGTCGAGCACCCCGGCTCGCGCCCGCACCCGTTCATGCGCCCGGCCGCCGACGAGAAGTTCTCGCAGGCCGTGGCCGCCGTGCAGACGCAGATCCGCAAGCGCTTGACCAAGGAGGGCTTGGACGTGCCCGCCGCCGTGCCTCCCGACGAGGCCGCAGCGTGAGCGCCGTCGCCATCGTCCGCGCGCTCCTGGCCGCCAACCCCGTTGTCACCGCACTGGTGCCGGCGGAGCGCATCTACGTCGGCCCCGCCACGCAGTTCACGGTGCTGCCAGTCATCAGCGTCACCCGCATCTATGGCGACGAGATCAGCACCATTGCGCGCCGCCAGCCGGGCAAGACGATGCGCACCCGCGTGCAGGTCACGGTACTGGCGAAAGACCCCGGCGGCTACGCGGCGAGCGAGAAAATCTTGAAAGCCGCAGCGCTCGGCGCGGGCGTCCACACCGGCATGGTGTTGTCGTACCACGTCAAGTCCATCCTTCAGCAGGGCGAAGGCCCGGATCTGCCGGTGGGCGACGATAAAATACATGAAAAGTCGCGGGATTTCATGGTAACTTTTTCCGAACCGAATTAGAATACGGTATCGGTTTGCCCGCCCGTCACGCAATGGTGCGCGCGGGCATTCAACAGGAGAAAACATTATGCCGTTTCCAGCAGATTTCGAGACCTACGCAGGCACGCGCCTGTTCATCAAAGCCGGCCGCCCAACCGACGACACCGAGGCCGCATTCGAAACGTTCTTCGGCGCCGGCGCACTGGAATTCACCGTCACCCAGGTCGGCGCCATGGAAGGCCGCCAGTCCAATACCTCCGAACTGGACGTCGTGAGCCAAGGCCTGGTGCGCCGCCGCGTCGGCAACTACCAGCTGATCGACTCCGAGTGGATGGTGCTCGAAGAAGGTGAAGACGGCGAAACCGATGCGTTCGACGCCGCCGACACGGTGATGCGTGACCGCTCGGTCGCCTCGTTCGCCGTCGTGCGCCAGTCCGGCTCGGTGCTGTACTGCACCGCGCAGGTGTCGAACCTGTCCGAGTCCGGCGGCGGCAGCAACGACAACCTGACCTACGCCATGACCCTGCTGTTGCAGTCCGAAGCCCTGAAAGCAGCGACCCCGGTCATCCCGACCCCGGCCGCGTAAGAACCCGGCCACTAGGCCACAACCAGCACTGACGGTCGCCTGTCGCCCTTGGGAGGGCGCAGGTGGCCGAAGGTGCAATAATCCTCCCAAGAAAGAATCGACATGAAAAGCTTGAAATCCCTCTCCATTCTGCCAGTTGGCAAATACGAAGTCACCGATGCCAAGGGCAACGTCCAGTACAACGAAGACGGCACCCCGTGGACCATCACCCACCACAGCCCCGGCACCAAGGTGTTCCAGGCCGCGCTGCACGACTTCACCGAGAAAAAATCCGGCGGCCTGTCCGCGCTGATCAACGGCAAGGACAGCAAGCGCGCCGCCGACGCGGACACCGAAGACCTGGCCGTGTTCCTGGCCGCGATCACTATCTCCTTCGACGGCTTCGACTACGAGGGCAAGGTGGGCAACGCGGCTTTCCGCGCGGCCTACAAGGATCTGGAGATCGGCCACATCGCCGCCGGCCTGAACAAGTTTGCGGGTGATCGGGGAAACTACTTGCCAGAGCAAGCGACGACCTCCACCGATTCGTCCGCTTCGCAGCCTGGCTAAACGCAACGCCCGAGGCCAGCACCTCGGACACGAAGGCGCCGCCGGAGAAACCCCGGCGCGATACGATCGAGGCCAGCGGCTTGCCGCTGGAACTGCCCCCGGTGTCTTGGGGGCGTGACCTGTTGGATTACCTGTGGGAGATAGGCCCGACCAAGAAGGACGGGCCAATTGAAGCGGTCGATTTGGTGGCCTGGGAGCACCTGCTTGGTATAGAATGGCAACCGTACCAGTCGCGGCTGCTGATCAAATTGTCCAAGGCGTATTTAGGCGAATCGTTCGCCGCGACGAAGCGCGAAGCACCTTGCCCATGGCCTGAGTTTGAATCGAAATGGCGGTGGGCGCGGAACCAAAAAGCGGAGAAGTCTCTCGACCGCGAAGAAAGGCGCCTTGAGCGCAAGGCCAAGAAACTGGAGAAGTCCTAATGACGATTGTCAGCGATGTTGAGATCCGCCTACGCGCTGACATAGCCCGTCTTCAGCAGGACATGACCCAGGCCCGGCGCGACGTCACCGGCGCCCTTAACGCGATGAGCGCCAGCGCGCAGGCCGTCAAGGGTCTGCTCACTGGCCTGGCCGCCGGCCTCTCGGTCGGCGCGTTCGCCTCCTTCATCAAGAACAGCATCGACGCCGCCGACGCGCTCAACGACATGAGCGCGCGCACCAAGGTGGCGATCGAGGATCTGGCCGGCCTCTCCTATGGGGCCAAGCTATCGGACACCCAGCTTGAGGGGGTGGCGGCGTCCATCTCCAAGCTCAGTCAGAACATCGGCAAGGACGGGGCCAAGTTCCGCGAGCTGGGCATCACCGCCACCGAACCGCTCGAAGCGTTCAAGCAGCTCTCCGACATCTTCAAGAACATCCGAGACCCGCAGCAGCGCGCGGCCTTCGGCGCCGAGGTGCTGGGCAAGTCGTGGCAGGAAGCCGCCGTGCTGCTCGACAACGGCGCCGCCGGCATCGACACGCTGATCGCGCGCGGCAAGGAACTTTCCGGTATCACCGAGCAGGTGGCCGCCGACGCCGGCGCATTCAACGACAAGCTGGACGAGCTGGGCTTCGCGGCCCAGGGTCTCGGCACGCGCATTGCCGCCGGACTGCTTCCGACGCTCGACAAGATTGCGGGGTCGATCTCGGCCACCGACGTCAGCGGGGATAAGCTGAGCGGCACCATCACGGTGTTGGCCGGCGCGCTCAAGGGGCTGTATTCGGCGGGCGTGGTCGTCGTCGAAATGTTCACCACGCTGGGTAAGGCGGCCGGCGCAGCGGCAGCGGTCACGGTGGCCGCGCTCTCGGGGGACTTCAAAGGCGCCGTCACGATCTACAAGGAAATGGCGGCCGACATCGGCACCGGTTGGGTGGACGCGGCGGCGAAGATCTCCGGCGCGTGGGACACCACGAACAAGGCCGCAGAAGTTGCCGCCGATGCGGGCGACGCCATCGCCAACAAGCTGATCGCGAATGCGACCGCCGTCAAGGTGGCCGCGTTCCTCAACGCGGCCGAGATCGACGCCGCGCGCAAGAAGTCGGCCGCCGAAGCCGCCGCCGCCGCGAAAAAGGAAGAGGGGGCGTATGCCGGTCTGATCGCTTCGATCAAAGAGAAGATGGCCGCCGACCGTCTGGAGATCGATGGAGGCGCGGCGATCACCGACGCGCAGAAAGCCCGCATCAAACTGGACCAAGAGCTGGCAGCCGGCAAGATAGTATTGACCAAGAAGCACAAGGACGCCGCGCACGCGCTGCTCGACGAAGCCGAGGCGCTGGAGAAGAATGCCGCCGCCGCCAAGCAGGTGCGCGCCGCCGTCGCTGCACTGGGTGACGAGCGAGACGCCAGCTACGCCGCGATCGTCGCCGACGCGGTGGCGAACGAGAACTTGGTGGCCACCTACGGCAAGACCAAAAAGCAAATCGAGGACATGACCATCGCGCGGCAGGAAGCGCGCCTCGCGCAGCGCTATGAGCTAGAACTGAGCGAAGACACTGTGGCGCAGCTGGAGCGCGAAATCGAAGCGCGCAAGCGCAACGCCGCCGCCGTGGGCCAACTGGAGTCCGTCGAGAAACTGGGTGCGTCGAACGTCGCCTTGTGGAAAAGCATCGACGACACTGCACACGCGACGTTCGTATCGATCCTCGACGGCAGCAAGGACACCGCACAGCGCTTGAAGGACACCTTCAAGAATATCTTCTTCGACTGGCTCTACCAGCAGACGATCAAGAAGTGGATCATCAACGTCGGCACCTCGTCGTCCGGCGGCGTGGGCGACATCGCCACTGCCTTGGGCGGCGGCGCATCGGCAGGCGGTGCTGGTAGCAGCGCCATCGGGCTGATCAACGCGGGCAAGTCGATCTACGAAGGATTCACCACCGGCTTCGCTGGTGCCGGCGGCGCGCTCGGTGGCTACGTCACCACGTTGGGCAACCTGTTCGGCTCGTCGGCTACCTCGGCCTTCGGCGCCGGCATGGGCCTGACCAGCAGCCAGGCCGCCAGCGCGGCGGCAGCATACAACAGCGCGGGCATGGCCAGCACCGGCTCGGCGATCACCAGCGGCTCGGCCGTGGGTGCCGGCGTCGGCATCTTCGCCGGTGCGGCGGGCGGCTATCTCGGCGGCAACCTGATATCCGGCCAGTACGGCAGCAAGAACACCGTCGCCGCCGGCACCGCCATTGGTGCGGCGATCGGTAGCATCGTGCCCGTCGTCGGCACCGCCTTGGGCGCGCTCGTCGGCGGCTTGCTCGGCGGCGTCGCCAATCGTCTGTTCGGCATGGGCGAGAAGAAAGTCCAGAGCACCATGATCGAGGGTTCGCTCACCGCAACCGGCGCGACCGGCAACAACGTGAGCAACTGGACGCAGAAGGGCGGCTGGTTCCGCAGCGACAAGAAGGGCACCGACAGCACTGCACTTTCCGGCGAGCAGTCGGCCGCGTTCTCGTCCACCTACAAGGCGATCCTTGACGTGTCCAAGGTGCTGGGCGACACCATCGGCGCGGACACCTCCGCGCTGTCGACGCGCGTGCAGAAACTGAGTATCGACCTCACCGGCCTGGCCACCGACTCCGACAAGCTCGGCGCCATCACCAAGTTCTTCGAAGGCGTCGCCGACAGCATCGCTGTCGAGCTGGTGCCGAACCTGACCAAGTTCCAGAAGGAAGGCGAATCGCTGAGCGTCACCATGGAGCGCATCGTCAGCAACTATGCGAGCCTGGACACCATGCTCGCCGCCGTGGGCACCTCGTTCGGCGCGGTCGGCGCCGGTAGCATCGCCGCGCGCGAGAGTTTTATCGCGGTCAACGGCGGCCTCACCGCACTGGGCAGCGGCTTGTCCTACTTCCAACAGAACTTCCTGTCCGAAGCCGAGCAGCTGGCACCGGTGCAAAAGCAGCTGACCGACGCGCTCAAGGCTATGGGCGTGGCCGGCCTGACCACCAACGACCAGTTCAAGACCTATCTGCTGGGCCTGGACAAGACGACCGAGGCGGGCGCGACGATGTTCGCCCAGCTGCTGGCGCTGGCCCCGGCCTTTAACGAGATTACCAAGGCCACCGAAGCAGCAGCCAAGGCCACCGAAGCAGCAGCCAAGGCGGCAGCGGACGAAGCCAAGGCCAAGGCACAAGCGGAAGCCGAGATCGCCGCAGCTCAGGTCAAGGCCGCGCAGGAAGTAGCGGCAGCACTGGCGGCGACGAACAAAGGCTATCAGGACCAGATCGACGTTATCCTCGCCGCGCGCGGCGGCGAGGCCGCTGTGCGCGCGCTGGAGATCAAGGGCATGGACGCCAGCACGGTGGCGCTGTACGACCGCCTGGCCGCACTGAAGGCCGAAGAGAAGGCCACCGCCGACGCCGCGCAGGCCGCCAAGGATCTGGCCACCGCGCAAATGCAGGAAGTCAACGCCCTGATATCCGCGATCAGCGCGGCGTACAACGACCTGAAAACCGTGGTCGACGCGCAGAAGACCGCCGCCAAGACCGCGCTTGATGCAGCGCTTGCCGCCATCAACGACAGCATCACGGCGGTGACGACGAAGATCGGCAATCTCAAATTGCTGTCCGACGCACTGGCCGCGCCGATCACCGCCGTGCGCAGCGCGCAGCAGAACGTGGCGTCTTACGGCGCGGCGCGCGCGCAGGTGGTAGCCGCCATCGCAATCGCCAAGGCGAGCGGCGTGCTGCCGTCGGCCGACAGCCTGAAGGATTCGCTCGCGGCGCTGGCCGGTAACAGCACCGACAATTACGGCAGCATGACAGAGTACCTGCGCGACCAGGCCGCCGCCGGCCGCGACATCAAGGAACTGGGCGCGATCACCGACTCGCAGCTCTCGGTGGCCGAGCGCACCCTGCTCGCTCTCCAAGACCAGAAGACCGCGACGCAGCGCGCGTATGACATGCAGATCGCACGCCTCGACGCAATCCTCGAAGAGCAGCGCAAGGCGGTGGCGATTGCCACCGGCACCTCGGCCACGCTCAACTCGCTGCCCGGCGCGCTGGCCGCACTGGCCGCCGCTATCGCCGCGCTCAAGACCGCAGCCGCTACCAACCCGGTGGCCGCCGAAACTGGCAACATCGGCGCCATCGAGAATCTGTATAGCACTCTGCTGGGGCGCAATGCGGACGCGGCCGGCCTGCAGTTCTACCTCGACGAGATCAAGAAGGGCACCAGCTGGGAGGCCATCAAGCAGGGATTCCTCAACAGCCCCGAGTACCTGCAGAACCAGAACAGCGGGGCCAACACGGTGGCCGAGCTGCGGGTGATGAATGCGCGCATGGCCAATGTCGAGGCGGACATCGCGCGCACAGCGAACAGCACCAGCGCCAGCGCCAGTTCCGGCGCGCGACTGGCGCAGCAATTCGATCAAGTATCTGCCGGCGGCAACGCCCTTTTGACGGAACCAGCATGATAGACGCAGGCGACGCATGTAGCATCCTGACCCCGGTGAAGATCACGGCAGCGATGATCACGTCCACCAACGTGACGCCCGAAGACCCGAACCCGGTATGGGCCGCGAACAACTTCGCGGTGGGTGATCGGGTCTACAAGGCCAGTACGCACCGGGTTTACGAAGCGGCCCAGGTGATGACGTCGGGCGCGCCGAAAGACCCGGAGATACCCGCGAATCGGTTTAACGCGGCGGGTGTGGTGACATATTGGATCGATGCGGGGCCGACCACTCTTTACGCCATGTTCGACGGCCTGGTGTCGACCAAGACGCGGCGCGCCGGCAGCATTTCGATCACGCTCAAACCCGGATACTTCAACGGCTTCGCCCTGTTCGGTGTCGAGGCCGAACACATTGTCGCCACCGTCAAGGATGCGCCGGGCGGTACCGTGATCTACTCGGTCGATCAAGATATGGAAGGCTCGGCGCCGGCCGATTATTACGAATATTTCTTCGACCGCTTCAAGCCCTTGACGCAGTTCATCGCCACCGGCATCGACCCGTACAACAACATGGAGATCACGCTCACGCTGTCTTCGGCGTCGTCTTCGGTGGCGCTCGGCCTGTTCGCTCTCGGCGACCTGCGCCCGGCCGGCGTGCCGCTCGCCGGCGCATCGGTGGAGCCGGTGGACTACAGCTATGTGTCGACGAACGAATTCGGCGAGACCACCGTCAAGAAGCGCAACAACGCCACTGGGTTGAACATCAGCGCAAAAATGGAGATCGCCGACGCCAACTCGGTGCTCGATACGATCAAAGAAGTTCTTGGAACGCCTGTTGTGGTTATCGGCAGTCAAGTTACAATGTACGAAGCGCTGACGGTATTCGGTCTCGTCAGTGCGCGGATCACCTACGACGACTTCGAAGAACCTGTTGTGAATATCACGGTAAAAGGATTGATCTAAAATGGCTGCTACCCCTCCACCAGGCTATACCCCGCCACCGGCGGATCTCCCGCAGCGCGGCGACCGCGCCACGTTCTCCGACCGCGTTGACGCGTGGGTGACGTGGTTCTCCACGGTCATCCTGACGCAGATCGCGGCCATCGCCGCCAACGTCTACGCCAATGCGCTGGACGGCGCGGCTTCGGCCGTCGCTGCGATGGGCTATCGCGATACCGCGCTGACCTACCGCAACGCGGCCGAAGCCGCGCGCGACACCGCCCTGACCTACCGCAACGCGGCGCAGTCGGCGCAGACGGGCGCCGAGACGGCGCGCGACGCGGCGCAGAACTACGCCGCCGCCCTGACCGCGACGAGCACCACGTCGCTGGTGATCGGCGTCGGCACCAAGGTCTTCACCACGCAGGCCGGCAAGCAGTTCGGCCCGAACCAGACGCTTAAGGCGGTCAACCCGACCAACGCCGCTCAGTATATGGTGGGCACGGCCACGTACAGCGGCACCACCCTGACGCTCGCTGTCACCGACGTGAATCCGGCGACCAGCGGTAACACCGTGGCGAACTGGGTGATCGGGCTGAGCGGAGAGAAGGGGGCGACCGGCGCGACCGGCGGCATTGCCGGCGGCAACTTGACGGGGGCGCTGAATGGTGCGGCGGCGGCGGACGTACCCGCCAGCGCTACCCCGGATATCTGGAGCGGCGCGGGCAATACACTGTTCCTGATCGGGCCTGGCACTGTAACAGGCTTTACGGCGTCGCCCCAGCCAGGCTCCCGGCGCAGGTTGATTATAAGCGGGACCGTAACCCTACAAGACGGCGCCGGGATGCAGGTTTCTGGCGGCACGCAAACCTTAGTCACTGGTGATCAGGTCGAGGTGGTTCGTCTGGGCGGGATCTTTTGGGTGACCGTCAAGAAGCGCGACGGGACGCCATCGGTCGGAGGCAAGCAATACATGGTGGTGCTCACCTCTGGATCGACGTGGACCGTGGACGCGGCCAGCTTCGAAGTGGAAGTGCAAGCTCCTGGTCAAGGTGGTTACAACCGCAACGGTCTTGGCGGCGGCGCGGCGGGCTGGGCGGGGGTGAAACGCTTCCGCGACGCGGTGCTCGGCAGCACAGCCGTTATTTCCATCGGCGGTGCGTCGGCCCCCGGAACCACCACAGTGGACCCTGTGACGGGCGGCTCAACTTCCTTCGCTCTCTCCGGTTTCACCACGGTGTCGGCGACGGCATCCGGCGCCACCGGTGTGGATTTGGCTATCGCGCCTCGGCCACCGACGGCTCGCGTAGGTAGTCTTCTGATGGGTGCCGGCGGGGACTCGAACAACGGCTTCGGCGGAGCCGCCCTTGAGGTACCGAACATCGCCAACGCGAACGGGTACGGCGCCGGCGGCAGTGGCGGGAACCAGAGCAGTGGCACCGGCGGCACCGCCACCGGCGGCTGCATCATCATCCGCTACTTCAAATAAGGGAGCACCTCATGGGCTGGGAAAATATTCCAACGAACACCTGCACCATCGACGATCCGGTATTGCCGGCCGTCGAACTGCTGGATCAGAATGGCCGCATCCTCAACGTCATTGTGGCGTCCATGTGCGACGCTGAGTGGCTGTGCATCGCCTATGTCGAACTGGGCATGTACGAAGCCGAGGGCGTCACCGCGATGACCTGCCGGCCGCGCCCCGAAGTGGCTGACCCCGATGTTCCGCCACCGACCGAGTTCCCGCCACCTGGCGACATGCCGCCGCAGCCGGACCCCGATCCGGGTTGGCTGGGATCTCCCGAGCCGGAAGCCGAGGAAGAGTGATAGAATTCGCGTACATTCACCCTGAAAGGAAACACCATGTGCGCAGATCCTAAGCCAGTACCGACCCCTGATCCGGTGCCTACCCCGCAGACCGGTGGCGGCACCGAGCCACCACCGAAGCCTCCGAAGTAATATGCGCACGCCGCTCTATCTGGTGCTGCTGGCGCTCGCCGTTTGGCGGAACTGGAAAGACTGGCGCATGCTCGCGCTCACCGCTGCGGTGGCCGCGAGCATTTTTATTCCGGCCCCAACAGAATGGCCGACCTATTACATTTTCTGCGGTCTCGCCGAGATCGTTGTCGCCCTCGTGGCACTGCGCCTAAGAGCTGCTGCTAGTGTCGTTATCGCCTCCATCTGTGCCGTGTTGGTATTTGTCCACTTCATGGGCTACTATAGAGACGGGAGCCACCCGTTTAGCCAGTACCGCGCGCTGCAGGCGATCCTCGAACTTTCGGAGATCCTATGCCTATCTTTCATCCCAGCGTCCTCCCGTCTTCGGAATCGAGGAAGCCAATGATCCAACGTTTGCAAGACCAATTCCCCGCCCTCACCCGCTTGGCCATGGGCGGCGGTGCCCTCGTCTCCTGGTACTACGGCACCAACGACCCGCTCACCGGGCTGTACGAGGTGAACCGCTACGCCGACGGCACCGCGCTGCTGTGGGCCATGGCACTGATCGGCCTGGTGCTGGTGCTCGACGTCCTGCTTAACGACTGGACTCCGGACTACATCAGCTTCGGCCGGCGCAAGCTTTATATCACCTGGCGCCGGACGTTTCGGTACCGCCACTACCTCTTTGCAAGTTTGGCATTCTGCTACGCGGCGCAACCATTTGTTGCAGAAAGGGGCGGGCACAGCGTATCATTGTTATTATTTTTCTATTGGCATGCGTTCCTAAATATTGCCGTTGCGTTCTTGGACGCCAAACTACGATCAAGAGGCCCAGGGTGGCAAAGAGCTTGCGGCTGAAGATTGCCTTCTGGATTTACCTTTGCGCCTTCTGGTGCGCCGCAGCCTATGCGGCAGAGACCGATCTCGCCAAGGGCATCGAGTCCATTCCCTTCGCGGCCATCAAGTACACCATCATCTTCTCGCTGATCGGCGCGGCGGCCAACACCCTCAACAAAATCACCAAGCCTGACTTGCAGATAAAGAGCGTATGGCTGGAGATCGTCAAGGATTTGTTCTGCGGCCTGGCCGCCGGCATGCTGGTGTTCCTGCTGGTCAGCTGGACCCCGCTCTACTTCTCGTTACAGGCTGCGCTGATCACCCTCGGCGGCGCCGGCGGTAGCCGCGTCATAGATCGCGGGGTGGACGACGGCCTGTTCGGCTGGATGGCCGATATCTTTAACCGGCTGCGCGGCGCGCCGCCCGCACCGGCACCGAGGGAGGAAACCCCGCCATGAACCGCGAACTATTGAACATCGAGCTACGCGCCGACGAGGGTGAGAAGCTGCGCTCGTACAAAGACCACCTCGGGTACTGGACGATCGGCGTGGGCCACCTGCTGGACCCGGCCAAGGGCGCCGACCCTGCGCCGTTCGGCGTCGACCTGCGCGAGGGCAAGAGCATCACCGCGCACCAGTCGGCCCTGCTGCTCAACCTGGACATCGACACCAAGATGGTGGAGCTTGACCGCCGCGCGCCGTGGTGGCGTCGCCTGTCGGACAATCGCCAGCGCGTCATCCTCAACATGGCTTTCCAGCTGGGCGTGTCGGGCTTGCTCGCTTTCCGCAAGGCGGTGGCGGCCATGCAGGTGGGCGACTACGAGGGCGCGGCGGAGCACATGCGCGACTCGGCGTGGGCCAAGACGCAGACCCCGAACCGCGCCGCGCGGTTGATCGAAAGGATGGTGATAGGATGAGCCTGATTCCCACCTGGCCCTTCGTCGTGGGCGGCCTGCTGCTTGGTGCTGCCGGCGGCGCGGCGCTCGACCACACCATCATGTCCGCCAAGATCGCGCGCATCGAGAAGGCCTCGGCGGACGTCGAGCGCCAGCGCGCGGAGATCTACGCCGCCGACCAGCTGGCCGCGCGTGCCACCGAACGAGGATGGGCCGATCGCCTCGGCCAAGTCGAACAGGAGAAACAAAATGAAATCAACCGCGTGCGCGCTGCTGGCGCTGCTGCTCTTGCCGGCGTGCGGAACCGTCCGGACCGCCAGCCCGCCGGCGCAAGTGGAATGCCCCAGGCCGCCCCCGCTTGCACGGGTGCCACTGGGGCCGAGCTATATCGATCAGATGCAACTGTTCTTGTCGGGATCGCTCAACGCGCCGACGAACAGCGCGCCGCCCTCGCCGCATGCTACGGCGCCTACGACTCGTTGAAGTAGGCTAGGATTTCGCTTTAGGTACGCAGCAAGTGGAGCAGTACGCCGAGCAAGCCTGGACGCCCCGCAATCCGGCCTGTTTCACCCACCGTTTGCCAACCTTAGTAAACCCTCGGTCTAGCGCAACGATCACCGGCAGAAGCTTGCCGCCGGCGTCCTCGTAATAGGCGTCGCGCCCATCGGCATAGATGATGTGGACGTACTGCGGCACCGCCTCGATCATCAGCGCATCGCTGGTGCTGAACGCGGCCCCGTTGCTGTCGGTGAAAGTCTGCGCTTGAGCGGGAGCGGCCAAGGCGACTAGCGCCGCCACAAACAGAGTATGAAACATAGTGTTCTCCTTTAGAGTGACGCCAGCCTGGCGAGCAGGGCCGCCACGGCGATAAAAGCGACCAACCAGCCCTGCACCGCCAGATCGCGCTCGGCACGCACAGCAGCCCGTTTAACGCTTCGCCAGTGCGGGGTGTGCCAGCGCTTCATTTGCATACCTGCTTGCCGTCTACCCCAACCACGGGTTTGAGGCTTGCGTTGCTCAGGGCGCCGTCTTCCACGTAGCCCACGTATTTGCACCCGGACTCGGCATCCACCAGGATCATGTGACGAAAAGCATTCTTGCCGTTGCAGCCCGAGAACAGCGCCAGCACCACGGCAGCGACGAACAGGGCACCGATCAGACGCGCCCAGCGGACCCATGGATCGTTCAAGGTGGGGATTGGTTTGTTCATGATGCTCTCCTTAAAGTGGCTGTTGCGAAAGTTTGGCGATGTCGGCGCGCACACTGTCCAGCGTGCCCACCACAACGTACAGGGTGAATCGGTAAATGCCTTCAACGTTGGTCGCGCGCACCACCGCGTTCCACTTCACCACCCCATCGGCGGGGAAGCGCCACCGGCCGTAGCCTACAGGCCGGGGCGAGTAGATGCCCATCGCGTGCTGGTGGTCGGGCGTGGCCAGGATGACCGGCTTCTCCTGCTCACCCGGGCCGTCCGACAGCCAGGCGCCGTCGGCGGTGTAGAACTCGCTGAAGGCGGCCGGCATGTATGCGGTGAGCGTCTCGAACGTGGCGGCCTGCTTCTTCGGCACCACATAGGCCACGTCGTAGCGGATCACGGTCGGCGTGATGAACTGGACGCGCTTTTCGAAATAGGTGTCGCTGGTGCGCTGGCCGGCGACCGGGTTCCAGTAGGCCATTTGGCTAAAGGTGCTGATGACGTTGCCCGCGCCGCTCGATTCCACCAAGCGGCTGCTCGACGGCGATGGGTTGTAGCCGTTGGTCAGGTGCGACGCGCCGGCCTCGGTCGGGTTGTCGTTCTCGCCCTTGCCGTCGTAGGACACCGCGCTTTGCAACTGGCGACCGTGGTCGGTGTCGTTGATGTACTCGACGCCGTTGCGCACCAGCGAGCAGATGGCCCCCGCGTCATGCACGCAAGTACTGATCGTGGTCCGACCATCCGGCGCGGTGATCGAGACCGCCGGCAGCGACGGCCGGTAGATTTGCCGTACGCGCTCGGCGTGGGCGTCTTGCATACCGCCGCATGCGGTGAGCGCGGCAGCGATGGCGATTGCGAGTATGGTTTTCATGATGCGTCCAGGTGATGCCCGCCGTAGCGAGCGGGGTTGATTAGGTTCCTGTAACTGCGTAGTACCCTAGGCGAATAGCGCCGTACACGACACTAGCCGCCATAGCGCCAATTACCCCTGCCGCCGGGGCTATTGATAGGGCGCTTGCGGCAAATCTCGCCACCGCGCCCAAATCGTTAAAGGGTCCGTCTTTTGTGAAAAATGACCATGCCAGCCCGGCAATCCCGCTCACCCCTCCGGCCATAGCCGCCAACCTCAGATATGTTTCAAAGTCCATCGTGATCCCCAATTCCGCCGCGCCCGTTGCGCAGCCCATGAGTAGAACTATACACGCAAGTATTTACTTGTGCAAGTTGTTTTTACGCGTAGCCCTTGGCCTTCATCGCCGCGAGCAGGATATCCTGCACCGAGCGCTTGGTCTCCACCCGTTCGATGACCATGCTGTCCGCCGTGTCGCGAGCGATGATGTTATGAATGAACATCGGCCGATCCTTCCCGGCCTGCATCTGCCGCGTCGGGCCGATGCGCTCGATGATCTGCAGGCGCTGTTCCAGGTTCCAGTCGTGGCCGAAGAAGGCCATGATGTTGGTGTGCTCCTGCAGGCCGTCGACACCGTGGCCCATACTGGCCGGGTGGCCCAGCCACACCTTGCCCTCGCCGCGCTGCGCGCGCCGCACGCCCTCCTGGCTGTTGAGCGCAATGGCATCCTTGCCGAATGCCTTCAGCAGGCGCGCGAGGTCGCTCTTGAACTGGATGGACACCAACACCGGCATGCCGGCCGCTTCCTCGACGATGTCCTCCAGCGCATGGATCTTCGCGTCGTGCACCTCGGCCCATTCGCTGCTGCCCGGTGCCAGATAGGCGGCGCCGTTCGACAGCTGGAGCAGCTTGCCGATCTTCTGCGCGGCGCCCAGCGCCTCGATGCCGTGCAAGGTGCCCATGGCCGCGATCTCCATGAAGGCGCGCTTCTCCATGTCCTGATACAGCGCGCGCGCCTTGGGCGGCAGGTCGACATAGATATTGTTGACGATCGGGTCTTTCAGGTCGAACCAGTCCTTGGCGTCGATGGTCACGCAGATGTCGCGCAGCGCCCGCTGGATCTGCTCCTGGGCGTGGTCCATCGGCTCGGTGCCGAAGCCGCTGTACTTCTTGCGGAACCAGCGTTTCTTGAAGTCGTCGTAGGTGCGACCGAGCCGCGCGCCCTTGTCCAGGAACCACGCCTGCCCCCACAAGTCCTCAAGGCCGTTCGGCGCCGGCGTGCCGGTCAGCTCGACGATGCGCTTGATCTTCGTATGCGCCACCCGGCCGAGGGCCTTGGCCCGCTGGGTTCCTTGGCGCAGCCGGAAGCCCTTGAGCTTGGTGGACTCGTCGATCACCACCGTGGAGAACGGCCAGCGCTCGCCGTAAAATTCTACTAGCCAAGGGAGCTGCTCGAAATTTGTAGTCAGGATATTGGCGTCGTACTTGAGCGCGCGCATGCGTTCCTTCTCGCTGCCGGTGATCGGCAGCACGGTGAGGTGGCGCAGGTGGTTCCACTTGCGCACCTCGTCCGGCCAGGTGGTCGTGGCCACCCGCAGCGGTGCGACGACCAGGATCGGGCGGTCGTCGAGCGCCTGCAGTGTGTCCAAGGCGTTTAGCGTGGCGGGGGTCTTCCCCGTGCCCATGGAACTCCAGACCCCGCACCGTGGGGTGTCGAGGATGAAGTCGGTGACGATTCCTTGGTAGGGGCGAGGGGTGAAGTTTTTCGGGACGATGATCATACGCGGAACGCCAATTCGCCAAGGGATTGGACACCGGATAGCAGTTTGCCGGTGATCACACGGTCGTGCGCCACCACGGCGTAGGCGCGGTGCAACGGCAGACGGTACTGTACCCAGTGCAGGTAGCGCGGCTCCGAGAGCCAGTAGGCCATCAGCATTATCTGAAACTCTTTGGTCAGCATGGCAAATCCTCCACCTCGTCGCCGAACGCGGCGCGCACGACGGCGCGGCAGATGGCGATCAGCGGGGTGTCGCCCATCTGTACATCGTCCGCTTCGTAGTCGTGTGCCAGCCCTAATGCGGCAGACCAGCCGGGGAAGCTCTCTTGATTGCAGCCTTTGTAAACCTGCATCGTGTGCTTCTCCACCAGCGGACCGGCCAACGCCCAGTTCGTGCTGTAGTCGAGCACCTGGACGGCGACGATCTTGCCGGGGGCACCCCGGATATTGCGCACGCACAGCGTGCCGTTCGCGCGCAGCTCCAGGTCGGCGACCGGTACGCCCTCGGCGCGGGCGGTCCAGTAGTCCAGATGGGCGCCGGTGAGATTAGCGGTTTTCATATTTCACCTCGTTGTAGATGAACAGCAGGGCGAAGACGAACGCCGAGCAAAGGGCGATGCTGGCGCAGATGATGGCAGCGGTGCGGGTCACGTGCGGCGCGATGACGATCATCGACAGCAGGAGCATGAATCCGGCCGCCGAGGCGAGGAAAGCGCGGGCGCGCATCACGCCACCTCGCACAAGTAACGGCCGGCCAGAACGCCGATCGTTTCGAGCTGCTTGTCGGTCAGGTAGCTCACGTCAAAGCCGCTGGAACAGGTGACGATATCGTAGAGTTCGCATACGGTGGTGCATTCCGAACGCGGCAGGGTGTTGCGCACCTGCGCCAGCGCTTTGAGCTGGGCGGCGCGGCGGATTTCGAGTTGTTCAATGGATCGGGACATGGTGTTCTCCGGGGAGGGTTGGCCCGCTGGGTGGCGGGCGGGGTTGATTATTTGACGGGGATTACGGCGCGCGGCTCGCCGTCGAACTTCGCCATAAACTCGGCGTCCTTGATCGGCCACACCTTCACGGCACCGGAGCCGGTTTTAGTCACGTCGCCTTGCACCCGCTGCCAGGATGCGTACATGTCGCTCTCGGTCGGCTTGACGAAGTAGTAGACCTGGCCGCGATTGCCGATCTCGACCAGCGCGTCAACGTGGCGCTCCCCCAAGGTGAATTTGACGAGGCTTTGACCGATTGGTAGGCCGTGGTCAAATTTGATCCGCTGTTCGAGGGTACGTTCCATTTTCTTCTCCGGTTCGGTTTGCGCTGCTGATGTAAGAACTATACACGCAAGTATTTACTTGTGCAAGCTTTTATTGCGCACCGCGATCAGCGCCTTGAAATTGGCCTCGGTGTGGTAGCGGCCTTTGCACTGGGCCAGTTTGTCGATGGCCGCTTCGAGTTCGGCGATGCGCGCCTTTGCCTTGGTGAGATCGTCTTGGGCGAGTTGCGACACCGCCTGATGGAACCACGCGTCGCTCACGACAGCACCTCATCCACGCCGGCCAGCGAGTCGATCACAACCACCCGCTGCCCCATCGCGCGCATGCGCTCGTGCTCGCGCAGCTGGTGCGGCTCGGCCTTTTTGCCGGGGGCTTTGAGTTCGATCCAGATGGTGGCGGCCGGCAGCTGCGAAAACGCGTAGAGACTGGCGCCGGCCCGCTCCGGCAGCATCACCAGTCGATCCGGCGCGCCGCTGCGGCCGATCCATTGGACCTTGCGCACCTCGCCGCCCAGCGCCTTGACGCGCTTGACCAGGTACTTTTCGATATCGCTCTCGCGCAGTGGGCGTTTCATATTTCGTGGCCTTTCTCTTCCAGCGTTTTACCGGCCTTGTCCGCGAAGTGGCTCAGCTCGGCCACTTCGCCGCGCGACAGGTGCTCGGGGTGTTCCAGATAGGTGATGCCCTCCTGATACAGCACCTCGGCCATGTAGTGGGTCAGCAGGTGCCGCAGTCGAGCTATGCGTTTGTGCGCAGCATCCAGGCGATCGGCAGTAGTGGTCATTTCCGCACCTCGCAAAGGTAGTTTATCGTTCCGGCCGGGGTGACTTCCTTGACCCGGACGCAGGTGAGCGTTTCGGGTTTGGCGGGCGGTGCAGGCGATGCGTCCTCTACGCACCAGAAGACCACCACCCCCGCGAGCCAAAGCCAAACGAACAGGATGTACAGGCCGACCGGCCAGTTTCGGAAAAAGAGGATCATGACTGGTCTCCGTAGGTGTCGCCGCGCACCGGCGCGGATACCACGTCGCCGTTGCGGTCGTGCAGGGTGCCAGTGTGGCGCTCGGCCTTCGGCACCACGTTCATGCCATACCCAGCAATGAGCAGCGCCAGCGGGTCGGCGCCATCGAGCACGCCGAACCAGTGCACCTCGCCGTGCGAGCACATCGGGACTACTTTGTACAGGGTGTTGGTCATGCGGCCGTCGAGGTCGCCCGAGTAGACGCTGCCCATGTTGCCGTGGACTTCGACGCGCTGGCCGGCGGCCGGGCCGCCGAGGAGGAGAACGGTTTTCATGAGCGGTCTCCGATCTGGCGCGGCCAGTTGGCGCTCAGGCGCAGGCGGTCGGCGCGCCAGTGCTGCTCGCCGCGCATTTGCAGGGCGCCGGGGTCGCTGAATTGGATCAGGATCTCCGACTCCACCCGCCACTGGGCGATAGCGTAGGCTTCCGTCTCGTTCTCCGGGATGATGTGCAGCACGCCGCGTTTATCGATCTCGGCTCTCATTTCGCCCCCTGCTGCGGGCCGTGGGTGATGTACGCCTTGATGTCGGCGACGGACATGCCGGTCATCTCGTGGAGCTTGACCACCAGCGTGGCGCCCACCGGCAGGCGCGCGTGGCGGATCTTGCTGGCGACCGGCGGCGCCACGGCCAGCGCGCGGCACAGTGCGGCGTCGTTCTTGCACTTCAAGATGTCAGCGGCCAGGTCGAGCAGCGCGTTTTCGTTTTTCGTGTTCATGGTGTTTGTCCTTGGGAGGGTTGGTGGGTCTATTGGTCCCCGGAGTGGGGCTTGCGGGTATCCAGTGCGGTGAACCATGCAGTTCTGGATTCTTCTTTTATCAATTCCAATATCTGGGCTACGCAGTCGTCCACGGGCATGTTGACAAGGACAAAAGTTTCTCGGCCATTCCAATGCGATTCAAACGCAGCGTCGGCGGCGAGCCTTTGCTGTTTGTTACTTTTTGCTTGGCCCATTTTAATCTCCAGTTCGGTTTGCGCTGCTGATGTAAGAACTATACACGCAAGTATTTACTTGTGCAAGTTATTTCTTGTAGCGGTACGACTCGAAGCCGGCGGCGGCCAGCGGCATGTCCGGCGCCCATGGTGGCGGGGCGCACAGCAGCGCGGCCAGGTGCTCGGGGTTGTAGCGGGGGTCGTCGGGGGTTTCGCAGACCAGCTCATCGTGGACACTGAGTACGATCTCGTAGCCGGCCGCCTCGATCAGCGGCATGTTGTGCGCCATCACGTCGCGCGCCACGGCCTGGCAAATGTTCTCGAACAGCTTGCCCCCGTACGTGTCGATCCGGCCCCACTTGCGGCTGTACTGGTTGACGCCCATGTAGGTGATCTTGGTGCGGCCGGTGGACATTTCCTCGGCGACGTTGAAAATGTCCGACGTCTCGACCAGTTCGGCGTCCTTCCGCTTGCGCTTCTCCGCTTCCAGCTTCGGCCCCGGATAGCACAGTGCGCGCCCGGATGGCAGCACGATCCGCAGCCAGGCGCCGTCGCGCCGCACCTTGACCTTGCCGCACGGGATGGTGGTGCCGGGATTGGCGATCGCCTCGCGCACGCACGAATCCACCTCTTTCCAATACGCCTTGATGTTGGCGTGGCCGGTGCGCCAGCCCAGCTTGAACGATTCGCACACCAGCCAGGTCTTGTCGGCCATGCCCAGCTGCGCGGCGGGATCGCGCCCCTTGCTGCGGTGCCACTCCAGCATGATCGATGCCTGGCCCCACACCTCGCCGGGTATGAAGCGCGAAGCCTTGTCTGCCAGCTCGTCCAGGTCGATGCCGTAGCCGGCCGCGAACGTCACGAACGCACCGACGCCGCCCTCGTAGCCCAGCGCCAGCTCCTGCACCTTGCCCACCTGTCGCTGGTCCTTGGTGACGTCCTCCGGCTTGATGTTAAATGACTTGCCGTAGGACATTTTGTAGAGGTCATGGCCGGCGCGGATCGGCTCGCCCTTGCCGTCGAGAGCCAGTTCCGGCGCGCGGTTGGCGCGGCACAACGCGAAGTATTCCGAGCCGGTGAGCCACTTGCCGTCGGCGGCCTGCACGGTGTCGAAGTCAGCGAATGCTTTCAACTTCCACGCCTCGCCGGCCAGCCACGCCTGGTCGCGGCCCTCGATGTTCGACAAGTCGGCCACCACCAGCTTGCGGCCGGCCGGCGCCGCGATGCAGCCCCTGATCGCGCTGCTGGTCAAGCGCATCACGTCGTCGAACAGCAGGCCGGCCGTGCCGTCCTTCAGGGCCTCGATGCCCATCTCGATCTGGTGCTCGGGCAGCAGACCGCGCGAGGGGAGATTCTGCGGCTGGAATAACCGGCCGGCCCAGCGCCCGGTGCGCGAGGCGCCGCAGAACTGCAGCAGGCCGCGCAGCCGGCTATCGCTGCTGGTGCCGTTGATCAGCGTCTTGTACTTGCTGGTGCTGGTGGTGGCGGTGGACAGGCGCACGCGCAGCAGTTCCTTCAAGCCCTCGGGCAATTCGGGATCGGCGATGCGCCGCTCCAAGGTGGCCTTCTGCATATCCGGCAGATCGACGCCATAGGCTTCGAGGATATGCAGCAGCAGCTTGTCCACACGCGTGGCGGTCTCCACCTGGCCCTCGGTCAAGTCGAGGGTGCGCGCGCGCAGTATCTCCTGTTCCTCGTCGACGGCGGCCAGCGCGCCGTGGGCGAGGTCCAGATTGATGTCGACGCCCCGGTCGTTGATCTTCTGGTCGAGATGCCACAGCGCCAGCTCGTCGCCTTGATAGTTCCACTTCGGCAGGCGGCGCCGCACCTCGCGCATGGCCTCGATATCGCCGCCGGCGTAGGACTTGAACTGTTCCCACTGCACGGGGTGCGTGGCGCGCGTGGCCCGGCCCACCCAGCCCTCGCTCGCGGCCAGCTTCGCCGCGTCGTAATCGGCCTTGGTGGCGAAGTCCTTGCGTGCGTGCGGGAAGCGGAACGGCGTCGGTTTGCAGAAGAGGTGTATCAGCTGCTTGCCGGCCTTGTCCTTCGCCTTGTCGGCCGGCACACCCAGCACCTCGCACAGCGTCCCCAGCGCGCCGGGCAGGCCGTGGGCCAGCGCCTGGACCATGGTGTCGCGCCAGCGCAGCACCGACGGGCAGAAGTCGCCCAGCGCGTGGCGCATGACGGTGCGATCGAATCCGCTGTTGTGAGCGACGATCTCGACGTCCGGATCGTTGACGGCGGCGATCAGGCGCGCCGGCGCCACCGGGTCGTTTGCGCAGTCCCACACCTGCGCCGGTTCTTCGTCGATGGCCCAGGCCCACAGCAGAATCTCGGCCTGCTCGGCGTAGCGGTGGGTGCCGTGGGTAATCGGCGTGGGGGAGAAGGTCTCGAAGTCGAGCCAGAGAGTTTTCATTCGTCGTCCTCGTCCGACAACTGCGCCATGCGCGCGTCGATAGCCAAATAAGCCATGTCGATCTGCGCCACGGCCGCCGCGATTACGGGGTCTTTCAGTGCCTCGGGCACCACCTCGCGGATAGCGCTCTGGTAGGTGCAGTATTTTTCCTTGGCGTACTTCCAGGTGTAGGAGTTCATTTCGTCAAATCCTCAAAATCGTTAATCGGGCCGCACTTCGCAACGGCAGCGCGGCACACGTCGCTGGCGGCGCAGACGGCCACCACGCGCTGGCACATGGCCACGTCGAACAGCACCATGTGACAGGCGGACACCGGCAGGTGCAACTGGATCGCCAGCCAGTCGTAGGCCGACCGGCGGGACATGGTGCTGGACTGCCACAGCGGGTCGAACGCATTGTGCGCGGCAATGCGGGCACGGGCCAGTGTGCTACCCGGCGCCGCCTTCAGCGCCTTGCGATCGAGGTAGGCTTCGGGCGGCGCATGCATGGCGCGCCGGTCGGCCTGTCGCACCTCGGCCTGCTTCTTCGGGCTGCGGTTGCCGAAGAACCGGCGCCGGCTGGTGCCGATGTGCTTGTCCTCGTGGTCGTCGAAGTGGCTCATGATCTTGGCCAAGCTTTTCCGGCGGTGTAATCGTGGAACCGATCTGCCCAGCGCGCGCCGCCGGTGAGCGCCAGCAGCGGGTGCGCTACCAGATTGTGGATGAAAGCCCAGGTTTTATTAGTTTTCATAGAAGCCTCAATTGTTCGGGGCCGTCGAACATCTCCAGCTGCTCGGGGCACCAGTGGTTGCCCTTGCTCATGTTCGGGCCGGCGGGAATCGCCCGCAGGTTGAAATGCACATGCAAGCCGCTGACGCGCGGGTGGTGCAGCGGGATGATGTGGTCGACGTTGTGCTTGATGCCGGTGGCGATCGTCAGCCGGTCGGCCTCGCGGTAGATCTTGCGGATCTCGTTGAAGTCGGCCCACGGCACCGTGGCCAGGATGCGCTGGCAAATCCAGTTCGACGCCGCGAAGGACGGCGGCAGCGCCTCCCGGCCGCCTTCCATCAAGCGCACCCGCAGCGTGCGGCAGGCGCGGGCGCCGAACGATCCGGCGGGCGTTTTTACTTTGGCCAAAATTCCTCCGGAATATCCTCGTGCGCAACGCCACGGGCGCGCGCCTGGTTGTAAACGCCGTGCGGGTGTTGGTCGCACGACGGGTGGGTGATGCGGTGCGGGAACGGCTCGTTGTTCCGCCCCAGCGGGCCGGTGCAGTGGCACAGCCCGCGCTTGTTGTAGGCCCGCTGCTCGATCCGCCAGCCCTCGCGCTCCCCGCACACCTCGCACGCCGGGATCACCTTGTAGTCGTCGGGGTGGGTGCGCGACACGCGGCGGTGGCGGCATTGGCCGTTGCGGCAGCGGATCGAGTAGGTGGTCATTTTGCCGGCGCCGTGAGGCCGCGCCAGCGCTCGCCGCGCGTGTCCTCGTTGCCGAAGGCCGTGGACGCTCGGCTTTGAGAATCGAATCGCCACTCGGCGCCGTCCCAGTAAAAAGTGGGGCCGCCGTCCTCCGCCCGATCGCCGTGGTACAAGACTTCATACCAACCCGCCCGGGCGGGCTGACCGTCCTTGTCGATGCTAAACCACCGTGTAAATTCGACCGCCATATCGTTCTCCAGAAAATGCCCGGCGCGAGCCGGGCGGTGGGTTTAGATCATGCTGTCGGCGTCGGCGCCGTCCAGGGCGTCGAACTCATCTTCGGAGGCGGCCTTGCCGCCGGCGAACGCGTCACCGTCCTTGACAAACTGCACGCCGCCCAGGCTGGCCGAGACGCCCTTGCCGGTGTTGTCGTAGGCGAAGAACTCCACCGACGCGTTGACGTAGCAGCCGGCGTACGGCTTGCCGTCCTGCTCGGCCAGTGGGGTGCGGTCGCGGTCGATGACCAGCGGGCGAACACCGTTTTTCGCCGACAGCGCCATCATGCCTTCGTAGCCGTCGTAGGTCTTGGTGTCGCCATCCTGATAGCAGAACTTGTTCGCGTTGCTGCGGATATTGGCGATGATCTTCTCGGCGTCCTTGGCGCCGAATTTGATCTTGACCGTTTCCAGGATGGCCGCTTCGATTGCCTTGTGCTGGTCGCTGCCCTTCTCGATCAGGAAGGTGGCCTTGTATTTCGGGTCGTCGCCCGGCTTGAAGGCTTCGGCCTTGAACAGACCAGGGAAGGACAGGCGGACGTTTTGCAGTTTGATTTTCATGGTAGATTTTCTTTCAGTTGTGAAACGTTAAATGAGATCCGAGAGGTCTTCGGATTGGGCAATACTTTCGACAGCTTCGTCGATGATGACGTCGAACTCGTCGGCCACCGGGGTGATAACCACCGCTGGTCGTTTGTCTGCCGCTGGCGCCACGGACAGGCCGCCCTCGCTGCGGGTGATGAGCGCCTGCAACTTCGGCCATTGCTTCTTGCCGATGATGCCGTCGGCGGCCAGCTTCTCGGCCGTGGTCGGGCTGATCAGCGTCCAGTCGTACATCACGTCCTGTTTCAGGCGCATCGACTTCATCATCGTCTCTGCCTCGGCCGGGTCGGAGAACTTGCGAATGCCCTCGCGGCCCTTGACCAGCTTCTGCCCAGGGACGTTTCCGCCAGCCAGGAGACGTCGTTCGGTTTCAGCGCGCAGAGCTTTAGGGAAGCCCTCCAGCAGATCGATCGATTCCATCAGCAAGCCCAGCTGCTCGTCGCTGGCGCTGGTCAGCCGTGCCTCGGGATTCTCCAGCGCCGGGCGCAGGGTGGGCTTTTTGACGATGAACTGCGCAGGGAAAGCGTAGTTCGGATCGTCGTACTCGCCGGTGCCGGCCGGGCTGCCCGCGTCGAAGTCCACCTTGCCCGGCGCCACACCGTGCGCCGCCGCGATGATCTTCTCGGCGTCGATGATGGACACCGCGATCTCGCCTTTGCCCAGTGCGATCAGGTTCTCGACCACTGGCTTGGGGAACTGGTCAACGATGTCGCCGTGGGGGTCGGACAGGTCATCCGTCAGCACCTCAAAGTCGCCCGCCACCGCCGCCAGCACCTGGTCACGCAGCGCCGGGCAAGTCGCCTTGGCTTTGCAGAATCGGCACTGGTCGGGGCCGGGGTTGAGGATCTTCTCTGCGTTCGCCTCGATTGCCAGCGGCGTCAAACCGTCCAGCGATTCAGCGATGTGCAAAGCGCGATTGCCGGCTTCTATCGCACGCTGCTCGAATGTCCGCAGGTGCTCGACGCTGCACGTCCAGCTGTCGTAGTGGTTGAGCCGGGGCTGGTGGATGATCAGCTCGACCTCTTCGATATCGCCCAGCAGGTCGAACTCGTCCAGGGCACCGAGGCCATAGAGCATCAGCTGCTCGTTTTCCTCCGCGAACACCTGCACGCCGCGTCCGTATTTCAAATCGGCGCACTTGAGCTTTTTCGGGAACACCACCACCGCGTCGCTGGTGCCGAATTGGTCGGGAATGACGCCGCCGAAGATCGGCAGGCGCTGCTCGACGTGCAGCTCGCCGCCCTGCGCCGCTTCGCGCACCGCGTCGATGTACTTCTGCACCTCGCGGCACATATCGGCGTCGGCGACGAAGTAGCGGCCCACCGCCTTCGACTTGGTTTCCGCTTGGGCTATGTCAGGCCAGCCGGTGAAATTTTCGCTAACCACGATTTGCCGACCCAAGAAGAACTTGGCGTCGTGCTCACCCTCCAGGCACTCCGACGCCAGGAAGTGCGCGGCGGTGCCCTCGTCGGCAAACTCGCTGCCCTTGTCGGGGATGCCGGCCTCCATAGCCAGCGAGCCGGCGCAAGCCATCCACCGCTTGGCGCCGCTCGGGGAGAGTTTGGCGTGCGCGGCGCGGCGCGGTTCTTGCAGGCTGATCTTGCCCGAGGCGAGGGCGGCCAACTTCTCGCGCTCGTCCGGTCCGATCAGCGGATGAAGTTTGGTCGCCACGATCAGCCCCGCGCAGCCAGGATCTTGTCGCAGGCGGCTACGACGGCGCCGAACTTGTCCGCCGGCAGCTGGTCGGCCTTGGCGTAGGTCAGTTCCTTGCCGACGCCGAACGAGGCCAGGAGGTCGACCATTTCCTGCTTGTTCTTGCCCACCTGGACCAGTTTAGGCTTGACGTCCTTCTCGTAGCCGAGCGGGGACGCGTCGAGCAAATCAGCAGCGTCGAGACCGGCGTTGGCCTCGGCGTCCTTCTCGGCCTTGGCGCGGGCCGGCGCATCGGCCACGGCTTCCTTGGCGGTGCTCGGCTTGCGGTCGGCTTCGACGGCGGCCATGACCTTCTTTTGCTCGGCCTTGGCGTCGGTTTCCACCTTGGTGACGGCTTTGTCCAGTTCGGCGTCGGTGATCAGCGCAGCGCCGCTCGTGACGTTCTCGATCAGCTTGGCGATGCTGCCCGTGCCGCCAGCCGTCTTGTCGGCGGCGTAGCGGATCGCGGCGGCCAGTTCCAGGATTGCGTTTTCAATGCTCATAGGATTATTCCTTGTGGGTTGTAGGTTTTGTCCGAATCGACAGGGAGAATCATTACACAAGGAATTGGTGAGCGCAAGTATTTTCTTGCAAATATATTTTACTTGCGTAAAGTAGCTGTCTGGTTTATCCTTGCGGTACACCTCACAAGGAGATATACCCATGACCAAGAAACAAACCGGCCTGCAGATGGCCATCGCCCATGCCGGCAGCAACACGAAGTTCGCCCGTGCCATCGGCGCCGCCCCTGGCCACGTCAAAGCCTGGCTCGCCGCCGACGAACCAGTGCCCCGCGCCACCAGCGCGGTGGACAAGGCCGTCGAAAAGGCCGGCAGCTGGAACAAGCTGGCCGTCTCGCTGGGCGTCACCCGTCAGGCCGTGGGCCAGTGGCTGCGCCAGGGCTACGTGCCGCTGGCGCGCGCCAAGGAGATCGAAATGCAATTTGGCATCCCGCGCAATGACCTGGTGTCGCCGAAGGTGCGCAGCTCGATGGGCGTCGGGGGTGAGCTGTGACCCCGATCATCAAGCGCTTGGAGCTGGCCGAGGCGGCGCTGCTGAAGAACGGCTTTGTGCTGGTCGACGATGTGTGGGCGGCGCCAGCCATTCAGCAGGAAGATTTGCGGGAAACATTGATTGATTTGGCCAATACCCAGCGCAAATTAATGGAAGCTAATGCCGAGCTGGCAGCGATCCATTTAAATGAGTCATCCATTCAGCAGGAAGGGGCGGCGCTGGATGAGCGGATCGCGCAGATTGTCGAGTGGCTGATCGGTCAAGGTCACATGGACTGGCGCAGCGATGGCGCAGACGAATCCGGCCACGAAGACTGCTTCAACAGCAACGCCGAGGAAGCCGCGACTCTTCGCCACTATGTCGGCAAGGCTAGCGCCGCTCTCGCCCCTTTGCCAGCACAGCCAAAGCCACCAGCCGACGCCGCCCACAACAGCCAAGACCCAAACTGCTCTTGCCCTAGTGGAAATGGTAGTTTGCGCTGGCCCTGCTTAGTCCATCCACCAGCCGATGCCGCGCCAGTGGATGCGAAGCCGGTAGCGTTGCTTGCTGCGCTTGAAAAACAAGTGATGCGCCTTAACGAGTGGCGGCTTTGCATGAGCCACAACGACAGCTATTTCAGCGAGCCAAAGGGCTTGGTAAAAAGTTGCGTAGAAGAGATGGAATTCTTGTTCCGCTCGTACCATCACCAGCCAAAGCCACCAGCCGATGCCGCGCTGACACTGGAGCAGATACAGGACGCGGCGGCGGTCTTCAAGCACGCGCTGGTGCCTCTGCACGTAACTCGCGCCATGCAGGAAGTCATGGATGATGAAGGGTGGGCGTGGGAAGATGTGCTTGGTGCTGCTGCCGCGATAACCGATGAGCAGTACTCTGAAATTCAGGCCGCCGTGCAGCAGGGCAGCGAGCGCGACGTGGGTCCAGCGCCATGACCGCCCAGCTCGTCATCCCGCGCCTGATCCCGCCGCGCACGGCCGGCAACCCCACCCCGGCCCGCGTGGTGGCCGCTGTGCGCTGGGATTATGAATATGGGCTGCTGTCCATGGCCCAGTGCGTCGAGCGCTACAGCACCCTGCTCGGAGCCGAGGCCGTGCGCGATATATGCGCCGGCCGCATCCACCCTGACGTCAAGGCGTCGCGTTTGAAATTACTTTGGAGATAGATCATGCAGCAATGCCCGAATCCACCGAAAGGCACCACCTGCCCGCTTTGCGGCGCCGGATGGGTTTGCCGCCGCAGCGACTTGCCGAAGGCGGACGCCCCTGCCGTGCCGACCCCGGTTCCACCTACCAAGGAGAAAAACCATGATGCGAATTAAACTATTCGGCCTGTTCATCGCCTTCGCCATGCTGGCGCTGGTGCGCCCGCGCAAGTGCCTGGAACTGTTGGAGGCGGCGGATGCGGGCACCGCTGCAGTGTACCGTGAAGCGTTGCGCGCCGGCATCCACACCAACGGCCCGCTCGACTACGAGGCGGCGCGCCGGCGCGTGATGGGCAATGCGCCCCGGCCTTGATATCCGTCACCCGCCCACCTGACAATCAACAAACCGCCGGCCCCGCGCCGGCGCATGATGGAACTCCGATTTATCACTTTTGAAAAGGAGTTTCACCATGTCAACCCCCTCCCATGATTTCACCGCCTGCGTCAAGGCACTGTCCGGTGCGTTCGCCCTGTCGTCCAAAGCGCTGCAGGCCGAGCTGGCCGTGTCCCTGTTCGTCTTCCACACCCTGGGCAGCGCCGATCTCGACGCCCGGCGCGAGCTGCGCACCGTCTACGCCGACGCCGGCCGGCCATGCGCCAACCACGAGGACCCGGCCTACCAGACCGTGATGCGTCGCATCAACCGCTCGGCGGCCCTGTTCGAGAAGATCGGCGCGCGCCGCGTCGGCAAGACCGTCGGCGCCCTGCCTCCAGCGGCGGCCATCAACGCGCTGGTCGACCTGCTCCTGCCGCTGCGCCTGGCCACCATGGATGCGGTCGGCGACTACGTGGCGGCGCCGGCCAGCGCGCCCGGGCCGGTGGTCGCCGCGCCGATTCCCGCGAAACCGGGAATCTCCCGTGCGCCCCGGCGCCGCGCCGCCGACAACCCCGACGTCCAGCACGTCAAGACGCGCCATATCGACGTGGCCGTGCCGCCCGGGACCCCGGCGCGCGAGCTGGTGGCGCTGGCGCAGAAGCTGATGAAAATGGCCGAGGCGATGGGGGTCGAGGCGTAGCGGAAAGGGTTGCGCCCGGCGGCGATAGTGGGGTATGCTAGTCGGGCCAAGTCAACAACCAGTAAGCTCACAGGGGAGCGCTCGCCGGGATTGGTCCGGGACTTGGCAGTCAGAGCGTAACCCTGTGAGCTTTTGTTTTTATAGAAAGCAATCGCCATGCCAAGCATCTTTATCCCCGCACCATCCGGAACCATTGCCCTTGTCGCTTACCTCCACGAAGATGGCCACATAGCATCAGTAGACAACGCCGTTTTCGCTTTTGAAATCCAAGAGGGCAGCGAGCGCCCCTGGTGCCTCCCTGTTGGAATCGCCGAGATCACTGTAGATGACGACGACATTCTCGGCATCCAAATGGCGGATGGGACGGTAGTCCAAGACAGTTTTATTTTTGAATCAGCTGACGCCTTTTTCCGTAATTGCAAAGCGGTATTCGCTTTCCGCGCCAAGCGCAAGGCGGCGGTCCTAGCCGAGCACGAAGCCCGTAAAGCCGCTAAGGATCTGCTGTGATGGCTACCAAACCCGAATTGCCAACCCTCCTGCCCGTAGCCGTTGACGGCATTCCCTCATCAATGCTCGACACATCACGCTGGGCGCCGTGGCGCGCCGTGTGGAACGAGAAGAAGAAAAAGTACGAGAAGATCCCGCACCGCATCGACCGGCCTGGCGCCGGCCTGTCGACGAAGTCGACCAAGGGCTGGGCACCCTTCCACAAGGCCATGGCCGTCTACCTGCAGAACCCTGGCAAGTTCGCCGGCGTCGGCTACTTGATCACGGGCGAGAAAATCCCCGGCAGCGCCGCCGATGTGTTCGCCCCTGGCGACCTGGCCGGCGTGGACCTGGACCACTGCCGCGACGCCACCACCGGTGAGATCGCACCGTGGGCCGCCGAGGTGATCGCCAAGCTGGACAGCTACACCGAAGTCTCGCCGTCGGGCACCGGGTTGCGCGTGATGGTGCGCGCCGGCATCGACGCCGATACAATCGACCACCAGCAGGGTATCGAGATCTACGGCGGCACGCAGGCGCGATTCGTCACCATCACCGGGCAGCGCGTGGACGGATCGCGGCGCGACGTGCGGCCGGCGCCGGCCGGCGTGCTGGAGGGCCTGGCGGCCAAGTACCGGCGCCAGCGCACCAAGGCCGAGGTGGAGGACTTGCACCTGCCGCCGCTGATGTCCGCCATGGACCTGCCCGACCTGTCCGATCTGGACCTGCCGCCGCACGCGGCCAACTTCTTGGCTGAAGGCGCAGACCCTGGCGGGGACAGGTCCGGGGCTTTGTTCGCTACCTCGGTCGCGCTGGCGCAGGCCGGATGCACACGCGAGCAAATTCTGTCCATTTTGGAAGCAAACGAATACGCCATGGAAGTGGCGCTCGACCACCGCCGGCAGGACTACGACAAGGCGTTGCGCTACCTGTGGAAGGACCATTGCCGTGCCGGCGCCGCCAAGGCCAAGCAGATCGACGACGAACTGCGCGACGACTTCGAGGTGATGGAGCCAGTGGCGCCTGGCGCGGTCGACGCCGAGGTAGAAGACTTGCTCGGCGGCGCGCCCGAGGTAGCCGCCCCCGACGAGCCGCAACCTGTTGATGCATCAGGGGATTTTGACGATCTAGGCCCTGATCCAGACGCGCAAGTAGCCGCCCGCGACCTATCCCCGGTGCGCCGTGAGAAGTTCGCGGTGAGCGGGGCGGGCGAGTTTGCCAGTGGCCCGCCGCAGCAGTGGATTATCAAAGGGCTATTGCCCAAGGCGCAAGTGGGGATGATCTACGGCGAGTCGACGGCGGGCAAGTCGTTCGTCGCTATGGATATGCTAGGCTCCATAGCTCGGGGCCTGCCGTGGCGCGGTATGCGCACGAAGCAGGGCCGGGTGGTGCTGGTGGTGGCCGAGGGCCTCATGGGCGCGCGCGGCCGTCTCAAGGCCTATGCGCAGCACCATGACGTCGACCTGGCCGAGGTGCCCTTCGGGATCATCGGTGACGTGCCGAGCATGCTGCTCAAGGACGACGTCAAGGCGCTGGCCAAGCAGGTGGTGGAATGGGGCGGCGCCGATATCATAGTGCTTGACACCTTGGCCCAGTCGTCGGCCGGCGCAAACGAGAACTCCGGAGAGGATATGGGTAAGGTGCTGGCCCACTGCCGGGGTTTGAACAAGATGACGGGGGCTATGGTGCTGCTCGTCCACCACGCCGGCAAGGATGCCTCACGGGGCGCGCGCGGCTGGTCGGGGCTGAAGGGGGCCATGGACGTCGAGATAGAGGTCACCCGGTCCAAGCTGCTGGGCCGCAATATCCAGCTGTCCAAGGCCAAGGACGGCGACGAGGGTAAGGCCATGGGTTTCAAGCTCCAGGTGGTGACGATCGGCACCGACGAGGATGGCGACCCTATCACCTCTTGCGTGGTGGAGCACAGCACAGGCGCGGCCGTGGTGGAAGACGCCAAGGACGGGCTCAAGGACGACCACCGCGCGGTTCTCCGGGTGCTGACCGAGGCGGCGGATCTTGACGCCGATATGCACTATGAAGACCTCCGCCGCGCCACCGTCCCTCACATGGAGCAACGCGGGAAAGTGGACAACCGGATGCGTGACGCAGGCAAGGCGATCGAGAAACTTGAGGCCTTGGGATACGTCCAGAAAGATGCCGAGAGCCGCTACACCCTGAAGTCGCAAGAATAAACGTGCAAATAATTACCTTCTTCACTTGAAGATTCGTGAAGATTCAATGAAGAAGGGCTTTCTTCAAATCTTCACTTCACACCCCCTCTTTAGAGGGGTGAAGAATGAAGATGAAGAAGAAGCAGAAGAAACACGGAAGACGTAAATTTTTACAAGGACAACAGAACATGGCCTGGTCAAAGGAAAGTCGGCAATCCCGTGGGTATGGTGCCGAGTGGGAGAAGGTCAGAGCACAGGTGATCGAGCGCGACCTCGGCATGTGCCAGGAGTGCAAGCGGCAAGGCCGGGTGGTCGCCGGCCGAGACGTCGACCACAAGGTGAGCAAGGCCAAGGCGGGGCAAATGGGATGGCGTGATGACCAGATAGATGATGTTGCCAATTTGGAATATCTCTGTGTACCTTGTCATAAAGCCAAGACCGCACACGAGAACGGGCGCACCTACCGGCCCAAGGTGCAGATTGGCCTCGACGGGTGGCCGGTGGAGTGACAATTCGCTAGATTCATCCGCGTTTCCCGAGGTAAAATCTCGTCTGCCCTCCCGCTAACCCTCCACCACCAGCGAGGCGCACCATGGCAGACGAACTCCCCGATAAAATCACTTTCGGCATTGGCGACGGCAAAGCCCGCGCGCTGGTGCGACTCTCCGACGGCACCTACGCCGACCGCACGGCCCCGGCCGCTGGCGCTGGCCTCATCACCGAGTCCACCGGCCAGGTGATGTTCGACCTCGGCTCGCTGCCCTGCAAACCGAAGTACGACACCGACGGCAACCAGATCGCGATCACCTACGGCCCGGACCAGAAGGGCCGCTTTGTCCGGCAGACCTCAACGTGGGCGGCGAACAACGTGTGGATGGGCGACTCGGCGTGGTCCCTGGTGGCCGGATTGGATGCGCCATGAACCTCGACGAGAACCTGTTTTACAAAAAGATCCTGATGCGCATCCGCAAGGAGCTGCCGACCGGGAATGGGGCCGCAGGAGCGACAGGACCGGTAGGTAGCCAAGGAGCACAGGGCGATCGCGGCGTGGCGGGGCCATCCGGGCCGCAGGGATCGACCGGTGCGACGGGTGCTGTCGGTGCGACAGGGGCGACTGGCGCTGTCGGTGCGCAAGGTCCGATTGGCTTGACCGGTCCGCAAGGACCAACAGGCTTGACAGGTGCGACTGGCGCTCAAGGCCCGCAGGGCGTTGCCGGTTCCACGGGCGCAACAGGCCCGGCCGGCGCCACGGGGGCGGCCGGCGCCACGGGGGCGGCTGGCCCCGCAGGCGTTGACGCCAAGCGCATCGACACCTACACGGGCACGACCGACGCCAATGGCCTGGTGACGATCACCTACACGTCGGCCTTTGCGGCGATCCCCAGCATCCAGCCCGAGCCACCCACGGCCAGCAACCAGGTGTGGACGAAGGTGACCAGCACCACCACGGGCTGTTCGTTGCGCCTGGTGCAGCGCGCGGCGGTCACCGTGCTAGGCCTGGAGGTGCTGCTGGCGGGCACCACGAACGTGGCCGGCGCGCCCGCACGGGTGGTTGTGGTCGCCGCGTGATGGTGGTATGCTTGTCGTGCGGGTGAGGCTGCAACAGGTGGACTAGGATCGCAACCCAGGACGCACAGGACCAACACCCCGCACATGCCAACGTCGTGAGACGCAGCCACCATCCCGGTGCAGACCCTCCCAAGGAGCCGCACAACATGAAACCAGCAACTAAACGATTGATCGAATCCCGCATCCGTGAGATGCATCAACGCGCGATAAGCGAGGACGAGCGGGCCGCCTTCGAAGAAGGGGAAGCCCACGGCCGCCGTGTACACGCCAACGAATGCCGCGAGGTGGCCGCTGAGCTGCAGGCGCTGCTCGATGCGGCGTTGGCTGAACCAGCGTTGGCACCGCATCACAGCTGGACCGTCGACGGCAAGCCACTCACCGAGGCGCTGGCGCAGCGTGAAGTCCAACACGTCGATACCCCCGACGAAGAACCCGCCGGCATTCCGCCGCACGTGTGGCTGTATCGCAACATGCTGACCGAGCTGCAGGCCGTGGCGCCGCTGGGTCGCGACGAGACCAATGGCCAGTACGCGGTGGCGATCGATCAGCTGACGTCGGAACAGGTTCTGATCCCTCATGTGCAGAAGCAGATGCGTGAAATCCATGATGCTGAGTATCTCGGCAGGCTGGGAGGCTGACATGCGCATCGTGCTCCTGACCTTCGACACGGCCCTGACGCAGACCCAGGTGGACAACATGCGCGCCGAGGCGCAGCGGCAGATGGGCGGCGACTACATCGTCATCGCGCTGCCGCGTGGCGTATCCATGACGATGGTCGACGAGCCGGGCGAGTACATGACGCGCTGCGCGGCGGGCATCAAGGCGTTTGCCGATACGATGCAGGTCGAGGCGGCCGGCGACGTTGAGACGAACGAGATCGTTCGGCCCTTGGCGGAGAGTGAGACAAAGCGGATCCGGGCGGAAGAGTCGAAGGCGTTCTCGTCGGCTATGTCCACGCGTTACGCGCAGTTCGACGAGAAGGGATACGGCACCACGTACCCTCCGGCTTTCTTGCGCGACGCCCTGGCTAAGTCGATAGCCGAGATGGCGCCGAGGGTAGCGCAGGCGTTCAAGGATAAGTTGCAAAATGGCAACACGTAACCGTATGCGAGTTGTCATCCGAGAAACATTCCTCCAGAGCAACGTTGTTTTTCTGCAACACCCGAGGGGGTTGTCAAAAGTGCAAGTAGTTGCTTTCGGTAAGGAC